ATGGAGGCAATGCGACTGCGCATACAGGATATTGATTTCCATTATTTATCTTTGATGATCTGGAATGGCAAAGGTGGAAAACATCGTAGGGTGACATTAGCGCCGGAATTAGTACCTGCACTACGTGAGCAAATTCGTCAGGTTACGTTTTATCACAAACAAGATGTTGAACATCCAGATTATGCCGGAGTCTGGATGCCTTTTGCATTAGCGCAAAAAATGCCTGCGGCACCGAAATCCATGTTGTGGCAATTTAAGACATTCATTTGCGACACATTTGCTGGCCAGAGGTACTGACATTCGGACAGTACAAGAGCAATTAGGACACAGTGATGTAAAAACGACTCAGATCTACACGCATGTATTACAGCATGGAGCGAACGGTGTACGCAGTCCGTTTTCTGATTTGTAAAGCAACGCTACCGCCCTTGGTTGATAGCACCACTGGCCTGTTCCCTCTGCTGATGTGCAAATCCTTGCGTTTCATAGAGAACAGGTTACTGGATGTCATTGTTGATTTGCAAACGGAACCGCTGTAATGAAATGATATGGATCAATTCCAGCGTTTATTCACTGCGCAACTGGGCTTTAAACTGATTCTCATACGCTGCATTGTGTTCAGGGAATAATGTTTCATATTCCGTTTTAGGAATACCAGTGACTTCGATTTCAAAACTATCACTGTCAAATCCACGAATTGTCGTGGTTGTGCCATTGATGGGGATGTCCAGGCTATTAAAGATGCCAAGCCCACGGATTGACTCTGCGTCAATGAACTTAAAATCAGGATAATCAACGTTGATTTGAGCTTCTGTTTCTTTGCAGTACACAGAGAAAAAATCATAGCCCGAATCAAGGTTCTGTAATTCTATTTTACCTGACACCAGACCCAGTGGCGGATCAGCCTTCTCCAGTTGGGTGTAGCCAATGACAACATCATAGAGTTTTACCGAATATTTTCCTGACACCCCAAACTCCTTAAATGGCTTTAATTCTATGAAATAACAAAATTTTTACAGATAGAATTATCAGTGACTACCTCTGATTAGCACAGGTTACGGGATGAAGGACATTATTGGCAAATGGAACTGCTCCAAATCGTATGATCTGGATCAAATGCCTGAATAAAGTGCGGTGCGTTAAGGTTTTCTGCGCCGGGTGTAGCGCTCATTCAGATAGAGCGATAGCAGGATCACACCGCCGCCGGTGAGTAATTTCAGCAAATTGGTGTCCCGGTTCCAAATCAGCAGGTTTACTATCAGACCAGCCGGAATCAACGCATTATTCATGATGGCCAAAGCACCGGCATTAACCAGCGTGGCACCTTTATTCCACAGGAAATAACCTAACCCCGAAGCCCCGGCGCCCAGCCAGATCAATATCGCCCACTGAGTCGGGTGCTCAGGATAGTGCGCTTTACCGAACAAGAACCAGCTAAGCACCGATACCAGCAGTGCACCAAGATGAAAACAGCCAAAAATTGCCAGATGGGGCGGTTGTTCGGTCTGTTTGGCGAGCAATTGTTTATACGCGACTTGCCCTATGGCAAAACAGATATTTGCGCCTTGTACCACAAGGAAGCCCAGCAGATAGTCACTGGTCAAGGCATCGTACCGGATCAGCGCTGCGCCGATCACCGAGAGCACGGCGGTTAGCAGGTAATAAGGCGAGAACCGGCGTGCGAGCCAGTCATAATACAGCGTGATATAAATCGGCGTGAAAATAGTAAAAATCAGCACTTCCGGCACGGTTAATAACAGAAATGACCGGTAGTAAAAGATATACATCACGCCTAACTGGATCGCACCAATCAGCATCAGTTGTATTGCCAATTTCCAGTTCAGCCAGCGACGTCGTAAAAAGGGAAGAAACACCAGTGCGGCTAAGAAGGTACGTGTCAGCACGGCAAAATAAGAGTCAACCTGACCAGCCAGATATTCACCAATCAGGCTGAAAGTGTAACCAGTCACTCAATCTGTCATAACCGGGATCACTAGATATTAAACGGGAACATATGGGAAAAACTCTGCAGTGGCAAGGGTTTGAGGGCAGATTGGGGCTTAAAATAATGCGATCCGAGAGATCCGTCTAAAATGTCACATCGAAAGCATTGAATGCCGCGGGGTCATTTAAAATGTCATATCCAAGAAACGTTTATCCAGGCATTTAAAATTACCGCCTGGATAAGTCAGTGACTGTTTAAACGCTAACAATTAGTTAACCGGCCGGGGTTAATGAATGTCGTGGCCAACCCAGACCACTTTGCCAATCACTGCCAGGTTATATAGATGGTCAGCCGGGACAACCTGGGGCTGATAGTCTGCCTTGTTATCACTAATGATGGTGATGCTGCCGTCGTAGTTCTTCTGCAGTCGCTTAGCGTAAAGGTCGTCGCCCAGGCGAAGCACGAAGATACTCCCATCCTCTATCTGATTGTGCCCTGTATCAATCAGGATGCTGTCTCCGCTATGTATCGTAGGTTCCATAGAATCACCCTTGGCAAACACCACAGCCAGCCTGGCTATATCTAAGCCTCGGAACTTCAGCCATTTGCGACGGAATGCCAGGTGCCGCTTTACAGTTTCATTTTCCAGGGCACTGCCGGGGCCGGTACTGACATTAATGTGGTAACCAGGTATCAACGCATATTCTTCGTCGAATTCATCTTTGCAAACGCAGCTGTGCTTAGCGCTTGTTACCGCAATAGGATAATCATCCCCTCGGTACTTTGGGCCGACACCAGTAGCAAGCCAATCAAGGTTTACGTTGTGGGCGTTCGCTATTTGTATGAACTTGTCGATCGCTGGCATTGAAAAGTAAGGCGGGAAATATTTCCTTACCCCTGATTCGCTTATCCCTACTTTGCCGCCGAAATCTTTATAACTTAAGTCACCCTTAAGCTCTTCCAGCCTTATATGAATGGTATCTATTCCATCAGCCTGAAAAGATTCCTTAGTATCTTTTTTGATTGCCAGTATTTTTTCATCGTAACTATCTGACATATCTACATTTCTCTGATTTTGCGTCTTTCAAGAATGATAAATAGAAAAAATACCAGCACAAAAAGACTTGCCATTCTTTTAGTGTTGATCAATCATTCTTATGTGACGCGGTGCGACGTTAAATCATTCTTTTGTGAATGTGTGTTTGTTCGCTTTGCGACACTTAAAGATACCAAAAGGTGGTTTATATGTCAGTCAAAACTCAGGAATGGATTAGAGCAGAGCTTATGAAGCTTGGTTATTCACAAGCCTCTTGGGCTCGTGAAAACAAGTTCCATCCCCGCGCTGTACAACGTTGCATAAAACGCTATGCCCCATCTAATGGTGTAAGTCCAAAAAGAATGGAGGCGCGCACAATTATGTCCGCTTTATCAAAATCTATTGGAGTCGATTTGCTTGGAGGTGACCAATGAAAGAATGGTTTATCTCATCTGAATTGGCTGGATTGGTTGGGTTGCCGCAATACCAAGATGGTGTACGTAAAAAAGCTGATCGTGAGGATTGGAAAAACAGAAAACGAGAATCAGGGAAAGGTCTTGAATACCATATAAGTTCACTACCTTCTGAAACGCGCGCTTATCTGGCTAAAACCATGGCATCTGAAACGGCTTCAGCTATTCAGGATCATGCCAAGGCTGGGGTTGCGATGGCGGCTCTTGCTGATAAAAGCGCGGTATCTGTCCAGGCGAAAATAGAGAACGGCCGCAAGCTGATTGCTCTCAAGCCAGAACAACGGAAACGCGCTGATTCCAGACTGCTGATCCTGCAGGTCGCTGATGTGTTTCTGTCGTCTTACCGCGCATGTAACCAGCTCGACGTCGGTCGTCGGTTGTTTTGCGAAGCTTATGCTGCTCGTCAGATACAGCTTCCAGACTCAGTTTATGACCAGCAACGTTCGTTCAGTTACAGAACATTGATGCGTTGGCAGGACTCTCTGGATAGCGTTGGCCCTGCTTCTCTGGCAGGTAACTACCAGGGGAAACGCGAAACCAAGCTGGACAGGAATCAGTCATTAGCACAGTTCCTGATTGCTGTTGTAACCAGCAAACCTCACCTGGCAAATAAATGGAGCACGCTGCATGAGTTGGCTACTGAATATAAGTCAATGAATCAGCTTGATTGGGACGTGCCTAGTGCGTCCAGCCTGCGTCGTTATTTAACCCGCTGGTTAAGTGATAACAAAGCTGCATTCACTTATGTCACCAATCCTGATGCCTATAACAACCAGTATCGTACTGCTGTTGAAACCATGTATCAGTGGATGAGTCAGCCAAATGACGTTTGGGAATTCGACTCAACGCCTGTTGATGCAATGTTGATTGATGGTCGTCATTCAATCATTGCTGTCATCGACGTATTCACTCGCCGTGTCCGCTTGTTAGTCGCCAAATCAAGTAGCAGTGAAGGCATTTGCCTCTTATTGAGAAAGACTTTTCTTGCCTGGGGAACCATTAATCCTAATGGCGTTATGCGAACTGACAATGGATCTGATTATGTCAGTAAACGAGTGATGTCTATTTGCAGTTTATTGGATATCAACGTCAGCAGATCCAACGCTTATTCGGGTTGGGAAAAACCCCATATCGAGCGTTTTTTCAGAACGCTATCACACGGAATGATTGAGTTACTTCCGAGCTATATCGGTCACTGCGTTGCAGATCGATCAGTGATTGAAGCCAGAAAAAGTTTTGCTGAACGCCTGGCTGATAAACGCAAGCCTGATGATCAACGCGATGTCTATCAACTTGCAATGACTGCGGGTGAGCTGCAGGAATTGCTCGATAACTGGCTGGATGCCCGTTATCACAACAAAAAGCACAGCACTCTGGGTAAAACCCCTAACGAGAAATATCAGGATGCCCGCTATCAACGGTCAGCCATTGTTGACGAGTCAGCACTTGATCTGCTGCTGAATCACATTGGAGAAGCCACGGTATCTAAAGGGTTTATTAAAGCAGGTGGTGTTAAGTATTCAGCGCCTGAATTGATGGAACACTCATGGAAAGCACAGCGAGTCAGTGTATTCCTCGACCCAAGTGATGTTGGTCGTGCCGTTCTGTACCGCGCCGGTGATTGGAGTGAACGGGTTGAAGCTATCAATCTCGATCTTCTTGGAAATGGTGTTAGTCCGGATGCATTCCGTGCTGCGAAAAAAGCGGATGCAAAAGCACTGGCCTCGTTTCGTCGTGAAATGCGCAACCTGGCTAAAACATGGGGTGTCGATACCTTGCACCAGGACGTTATCAACCACTTTGTGGAACAGGCTAAAGACACTCTCCAGTTCAAACAAAGCGATATCGAATTGGATAACCCAGCGTTATCAGCATTAACAAATGCTATCCCTGCCATTGACCAACAAAAAGCATTTAGCGATGAGGAGCTGGCTGCGCTGGAGGCTCGCCGTTTGGCTAAACAGGCTGAGCAGGAATTGAAAGCAGGTCAGGAATCGAAGGTGCTTAAAACAGAGTATGAACAGGCATTGATTCTTGCTGAGAAGGAGTTGGATCAACCACTGCCTGAACGCGAAAAACAATGGTTAAACAAATACATGAGAAGCCACAAATTAATGGCTAAACGGATCACACGTCATTTGGACGAGCTGAAAACAGCGCGCCAGTCCAAGGCTAATGGATAACCGGCGCGCAACCCCTTTAAACAGGAGATAAACATCATGAAACACAAAATTGTTGAAGTCAAAAATATGCTCAGAACAGAGCATCTGTTGGACAGTCTTTTAAACCGTTCAACCATGGTACCTGGTATCGGTTTGATCCACGGTCCTAGTGGGTTTGGTAAAACCACCGCGGTCGAATATTTGTTTAACCAGGATGAGGTGAATGGGATCTACATCCGTTGCTACAGAACGGACACCGTAACTTCACTGCTGGAACAGATTTGCCGTGAAATTGGCATTACGCCACGTCATACATTGCGCAGCATGGTTGACGGAATTGTGGAAGTTGTTCGTCGTGATCAGATGTGCCTGTTCATTGATGAGGCCGATTACATCGTCGGTAACTCCCGCATTCTTGAAACATTGCGCGATATTTATGACGCCACAGAACAACCTCTTGTCCTGGTCGGGATGGAGGAAATCGCCCGCCGTATAAGTCAACGCAAACAGCTGTTTAACCGGATCTCGCAATGGATTGAATTTAAACCAGCTGATCTGGATGACGTTGCTTTGATTGCCAAAGAAATGCTGGAAGTGCCAGTCAATATTGATGAGGAACTGTTGGATCTGATCCGTCGTCGTTCCAACGGCATGGTACGTACCATCGTCAGCGCTCTCGACAAGATTGAAAAAATGGCAATGGCATCGGATGTCGACATCATCGGTATTGGTGATGTTGATGAACGTGAATTGTTCCACGACGTTCGTCGTGTTCGCCAGTAATTAAAAACAAAAGCAACGGGGAAACTGGTAATGACGGAAGAACAAAACAACAAAAGGGCAGATGCCTGGCGGTTTATCCAGGCTCATCCGCAGTTCACAGTTCCAGAGTTATCCAACGCAATTGAAATGGATCTGGAGCAATGCAGAACAACAGTTAATCGCTGGGTTAAACAGAACTATTTGCGACATATCGGAAGCCCTGGTGTTCCAGGGCGACCTAAAAGATTTGCAATGGTGCCTGGTAGCCAACCTCGAATTGGCAAAGGCGGGAATCCCGGTGATTTGATTCGAAATCAGAAGACAAAAACCGGACGTCAGAAAATGTGGAACTCCATGAAAATCTCACGGGTTTTTACGGCTGACAGCCTGTGTATAACAGCTGGCGTATGCAAAAAAACAGCGGATGAATTTATCAGGAAACTGGTCGCTGCTGGTTATGTGTCTGCTGTTAAAAGGGTTGATACCAGAAAACCAAACGATGAAGTCAAAGGTCAATCAAGCAGTTACAGGTTGACCCGAGATACCGGACGGATGTCACCCATTGTCCGAAAGACAGGATGTTGGGATCAAAATGAACTGGTCCTTTATCCATTTACTAAGGGGGCAGGTGATGAGCAGCGCGTGGCTTGAAGTGTTGCGCTCCGAGGTCAAAAAAACCTCACTGCAAAAAGTCGCTGACAAGACGGGTTTATCAAGAACTCTTATTAGTCAGACCTGTAACGACAAATATCCCGGCGATTTAGAACGTGTTCGCCAGGTAGTGGAAAGCGTTTTCATGGGGGCAAAGGTTAACTGCCCGATCCTCGGTGAAATTCCACAGCACTTGTGCATGGCTCACCAGAAAAAGCAGGCTGGTGAATTGGGTGATAACCCGATGGCAATAAAGCTTTATAAGGCATGCCGTTCCGGATGCCCTTATAGCCAGATTGATGAAACAGAGTTGTTACGCCAGCCGATCCGGCTTCATGTCGCTGATGTTGGGGAGCAAAAAGCAGCCGTCGCATTATATGACGCATCAGCGGTTATTCGCCGTCTTGAGCGGCAGGCCAATTCAGATGCAGGGACCAGTGGTTCTGTGCAAAAGATTATGAATGACCTGCTTAAGTCTGAACTTGATGCCATGGCAGTCAGATACAACCGCTTACTGAAACAACTGCAGAGGGACGGGAAATGACAACAGCTGAAAAAGTTCAATTTGCCGAAGTGCTCCTGTTCATCAAAAGCCAGGGGGCAAACATTGTATCTAAGTTTTTGGCTCCGACACCGGTTATCACTGTTGACCGACCTGTGTCTGGATTGGTTGATGAGGCTGTCATGGTTCATGAGCGCGTTAACGGCTTATGGCGCACAACCTATGCGGCTCGGATGGCGGGTGTTTGCGTGAAATGGAGGGACATGTAATGGCATATGAAATTCGCATTCTCCTGGGAGATTGCCCGGATGGCGAAGGGGTTCTGATCTCATCAAGACATGATGGCGACGATACCTGGAACGATCTGGGAGTTATGTTGAAAACGAATCTGGCTGCTCTGTTGCCAGGGTTGATTGAGCAGGCAGCGGAACAGGCTGGTGTTGAACTTCTTGAACCGCCAAGTGCCGCCGTTCCGGTTGGTCAGTTACTTAATTAACGAGGATAAAACGATGAATTTACAAGCAAGCATCCCAGCCGGTCACCGGGTTAATTCGGCTGGCCATCTGGTTCCGGAAGACCTGATTTCTCCGGTAGACAAACTGCGTGATGACGTCGTGCGCGACATCATTGCCAAGGCTATCGAACAACGTAATGCACTGGCTTCATTCAAGCTGCAATCCATGCAGAAAATTGCCGATTTCTGCGACCTTTCCGCGGCTGAATATGGCGTCGAATGGGGTGGTGTTAAAGGCAACGTGACCATGATGTCATTCGATGGCCGTTACAAACTAATCCGCGCGGTCGGTGAGCACCGTGTTTTTGATGAACGGATCCAGGCTGCAAAGACACTGATTGATGAATGCATCGCTAAGTGGTCGGAAGGCGCTCAGTCAGAGCTGAAAGCCTTGGTAGAGCATGCGTTTCGCGTCAGTAAACAAGGGCATATTGATGTGAATCAGGTGCTGTCATTACGCCAGATCAGCATCGACGATCCAGATTGGAAATCCGCGATGGATGCCATTGCAGACGCGATTCAGATCACCGGAACCAGCCAATATCTGCGGTTGTATGAACGTCAGCAGGACGGGCGCTATGTCCAGATCCCCCTTGATTCAGCGAAGGTGTAGCCATGAGCCAGGAATACAGAGAGTTAGCTGAGCAAGCCGCTCAGTTTGAACGCGATGAATACTATCAGTGGGCTCGTAAATTCTGGTTGCTTGCAGCTGATGCCACCGCCAGTGAAGTTAACCGGACATGGGCAATTAACCGTGCCGATTTTTGCAGTAAACCAAGACCACCAAAAGAAATTTAAACAGGAGTTAAACCATGAAAAAAGCAGAGTTAATCAATGCCGTTGCTACAGAAATGAATACCGCTAAACACATTGCCGATGAGGCGCTATTTGCGCTGGGTAAAGTGCTGCAGCGCCAGCTGGTAGCGGGTGAGCCGTTATTGATACCAGGTATCGGAACGTTCTCCATCCTGAATAAAGCGGCACGTTTGGGGCGTAACCCGCAAACCGGTGAAACCGTTGAGATTGCGGCTAAGAAGACGGTGAAGTTCAAGGCGGCTAAAGCCCTGGCTGATGCAGTAAACGAATAAGCGAAACAGGCCCCGGAGGGCCTGTCTGCCGGAGGTGGTGCTCCGGTACTGATGAGCAGCCTAGCAAGCAGTCAAAAGTACGAGGTGATTATGGAGATATTAACTAAGAAAGTAACGAAGAAAGCGCTGATAGCCCAAACGCTGTTAGACGCTGGGCGTTGGATGTCCGCAGTTGAAATAGCTGAGGTGATCGGGGTTCATAAACGCATGGTGCAATCCGTCATGTCGTATGTGGTACATGACCCACGGTTCGACATTGACAGCAAGCCGATGCCGAATCCGACCTATACAAAAGGGGTCCCGATGGTCACGTATTACCGGTGTTTTGCAATCTATCCCCGCGCACCGAAAATCGTGGTACGCAAAGGGAGTGATGAACAGCCGGCAATTGGGGTATCAGACGGGAGTGTTCAGCATTTATTGAGAACTCACAACCCGCTCTGGCATCAGGTTCTGTGCCATCGGTTTGGAGCTGCAGCATGAAAGTTGAAAAATCAACGGTCACAAAGGTACGCCTATCTGAGCTGGACAAATTAGATCCAATAACCGTAATTCTCGAAAATTATGAGCCCGGGAAAGGGAAAATAATCATCGAATGTTACGGTAAAAGCTGGTCATCATTTTGGCCTGCCATGTCCGGTCGCAGTGTTGAGCAGTTCTTCATTGACTGTGGTGAAGATTATTTAGCTAACAATCTTCAGAGTATGCAAAGCCATATTGATGATGAAGATGCTGTGCAGGAAATGATTTGGAAAGCCGTTCTTAAATCTCGTCGCAATGGTGATATCAGTGAATTTGATGCCAGAGAAATCTGGGAAAACGCATCCATTGAGATGCTTAAGGATGGCTTATCCATGGTTGATTTTGATGTTTGCCAGAAGTTATTTGAAGGACCTTGGTATGAAATAAGCTTCCCCCAGAAGCTAAATCCATCATACGTCTATCTGTGTCGAATCATTGTCGCAGTTCAACAAGGACTGAAAGAGTACATCGGAATGAAGGAGGCAGCATGAGTAATCAACGGATCTTAGACAAAATTAAAAAACTCATGGCGCTGGCTAATAGCAGCAACCCACATGAAGCAGCTAATGCGATGCGTAAGGCTCAGGCATTGATGAATGAACATCAGCTTTCACAGTCAGATGTTGATTTAAGTTCAATTGCAGAACATGGCGCCAAGATGGCAAATAAAAGCATTAAACAGCCGAAGTGGAGCGTAATGCTGACAACACTAATTTGTCGGGCATTTGGTGTTGAAGCTTATATGCGTCACGATATTTTTGATGGTTGTCGCTGCAATTTCATTGGTTTGAATACCAACGTTGAGATAGCAGCATATTGCTACACAGTTTTATCAAGACAGCTGCTTAAAGCGCGTCGTGAATACTCAGGAAGCCTGAATAAACGATTGAAAGCCAGCACTAAAACAGCTCGTGCAGATTTGTTTTGTGAAGGTTGGGTGAGCGGCGTATATCAGCAGGTGACCGATTTATCACCTAATGAAAAAGAGCGGGAATTAATTCGGCTGTTTAAAGAGCAAAAAATCCCAAATCTTGAAACGGGCAAGGTTCGTGAAGCCAATGGAACATCCAGAGATACCGGCGCTGTTGCTGATGGGTATAAGGCGGGTCGGCAAGTTAGATTGAATGCAGGTGTTTCTGGTTGTGAGCAAATAAAAATTGGGAGCCATTCATGAGCAAGATGACGTTTGTATTTGATTATCCTGATGGTCAGGAACCATCAATCAGTGCAGGGATGACCTACTTAGATGGGAAAATAGTATCTGCTTCATTCAGTGACTTATCTGAAGAAAACGCGAAGTTGGAGGAAAGGATTTCTTCGCTTGAAGAGGAGTTAGCCTGGAAAGATTGATCCGCGAAACCGCCTGAAAAGGCGGTCTGCCCGATGTGGTGATCGGGCACTGATGAGCAGCCACGGCCGTGTTGTTCTCCATCCGGAAATAGGAGACAACCAGGATGAAACAGAATATCGAATTGAGGGCTGATATATGGCCCAGGTAGTAGATCGCGGAAGTTATGTCCGCCAAGTTCCCAGCACATGGGAAGAACATCATGCTTTTCACGCGTATATGAAAATGTATTGCGGATTTAACAAAGAGCAGTCAGTTGCCTACGCCAAAGAACACCTTGGCCCGGCACCTGCGGTCGTGACTGTTAACCAGATAGAGATTGTGCCTGATGACAATGACATTGAGTGAGAAACGTCAGCAGCTTATCCGGCTGATCCATGTCGCCAAGCGGGAATTAAAACTGACTGATGATGCGTATCGTGCTGCGCTGGCTGGTGCGGCGAACGGCAAGGAAAGCAGCGCAGATATGAATCTGAAAGAGCTGGAAGCCGTAATGACCGTATTGAAAAATGCAGGATTTAAACACCAGTTAAAGCGCAATCAAAAACGTTTAAGCCCTAAAGGCGACACCCGGGTTAAAACGGATGAGATCAGCAAAATCAGGGCTGTCTGGATAACTATGTTTAAACAGAAATTATTGCGTGATGGGAGTGAATCCGCTTTAAACAGCTACGTTAAACGGATGACCATTCAATTAAACAATGGTGCCGGTGTTGATGATGTCGCCTGGCTAAATAGCTATTTGGCCGTAAAGGTTCTGGAATCGCTTAAAAACTGGCACCGCCGGTTAATGATTGACGCTATCAAATCTGCTGGCAGAGCGATCCCATTTGACCCAATAAAGAGACGAGCAGGAGGCTATGAGCAAATCTGCGATGTCTATGATGTGATGATTATTGAACTGTCACGAACGCATTAACTAAACCTTACTGTCATAACTTCAATCCCGCTTTTACGCGGGATTTTGTTTATAATGTGCTCACTGACTGTATAAAAGATCAGTGAGGTGCGGAGATGAATACACAAAACGATTTATTTGCTCATGACCATGATTCGGTGAGTCAGTTGCTGGATCAGATGGGGCAGATCCCAACGCCTGAACTAAAGGCAAAGTGGCCGAAGAGCCTGGCTGAATTATGTGATGTGCTGGCCCATGAACTTATCAGGCAGAAACACACCAAGGATGAGGCCGGATTATTGGCCGGTAAACTGGCGGCGGCGCTGGCCCATTACATGGGCGGCCGTGCTGTTTATCTGCCGACGGGTGACACGCTCTTCCAGGCATTGCGTAACAATGCGATTTATAACGAGTGGAAGGGGAATAATATTGATGACCTTTCACGTAAATATGGTCTGAGCAACCCGCAGATCTATGCCATTATTGCCGAACAGCGGGTGTTGCATCGTAAACGGCACCAGCCAGATATGTTCGAATAATGATCCGTGTCAAATGAACATCAAACCCTGCTACGGCGGGGTTTATTTTTTATCCAATAGCGAATAAAACTTACATTAATTTGCACTCAGTTATGGATGATTGAATATGAAAGTGTATTTGTTCGCGTTAGCTCTTTTGTCATTACCTGTATCAGCGGGTCAAATATATCAGTGTGGTAATTCATTTCAGGATAGACCTTGTGCGGGATCTGCCCCCGCGAAAGTCGTTGGCGAGTATGAGCCTGAAAAAATGTCAGAAGAAGAAATTAAGGCCAAACAGGAAGAGCTAAATAAATTAGAACAACAAACAGACGCGGATATTAAGGCTCGTTATGATGCAGAAGTAGCCGCAGCTGAAAAATCCAGAGCCGCATCTTATCAATATACGAAGTCGATAAAAGCAGTTAGGAATAATCAAATTGTTATGGGGATGACCAAAAGCGATGTTATTAAATCGTGGGGGAGCCCTGACCATATTAATGAAACAGTAACTAATGCTGGCTCAAGTCAGCAATGGGTATATTTCACACCAAACGGCCGACAATATGTTTATGTTACTAACGGTGTTGTTACCGGCTGGAATTAAAAAATTCATGTAACCCGCCATAAACCCGCCCAAATCAAGCCCCCGGTTACGCTGTCACTATCGAGCGTATCGGGGGCTTTTTTATGTTTCAGTCAGCAATGGATTTCCTGTTTAGTGCCGAAGGCGGCTATGGGAACGACTCAATAGACCGTGGTGGTGAAACAAAATACGGCATATCAGATAAACGTGATGGTCTGGCAGATGGCCTGACCGATGTTGATGGTGATTGCCGGCCTGATACGGCTATTAAACAGCTGACTAAACAGCAGGCAGAGAAGATTTATTACCGCGATTATTGGTTGGCGGCTCATTGCGATGAAATAGCTGTTGCTGCCCCAAAATTGGCGATCGTGATGATGGATGCTGCTGTTAATCATGGCGTTGTCACAGCAAAACGATTACTGCAACGAGCAGCTAAGGTCAAAGAAGACGGCGTGATCGGCCCGAAAACCATCGGTGTTATTGCGCTACGTGGTGACGTTCTGGCGGGCATTCTGCTTGATGTCCGGGAATCATATTATCGTGCCATCGTCGTCAATAACCCATCACAAAGCCGCTTTCTACGCGGCTGGCTTAAACGTTTAGGCGACCTCAGTAAATTCATTCTCTCAGTGAAGCAGGAAGGCTGATATGCCAACGCCTGCTGAATACGCTATTCATTTTAACGTTCCGGAACTGAAGAATCAGTATTACCTCGATTGTTTTATTTCCGGCAGAAAGGCGCGGTTTGTTGCCGAATCAGCCGATGCCATTCCGTTATATAGCCACGACAAAACCCGGCAATCCCTTTTCACCAAAGGGTGGAACAGTGTGACTGAAATCGACCTGCTCCGCCGCCGTCAGAAACAGAAGGAGCAGGAACATGGACACTAAAGAAATCATGAAAACAGCGGCAACGGTAGCCAATGCTGTATCCACCACAACCACTGCATTTACTGAAAGTAAACCCTGGTATCAGTCAAAAACCATCTGGGGTGGTGCGGTTGCGGTTGGTGCTGCGATTGGTGGTGTGTTTGGTTTGCCGCTCGACCCGGCAACACAACAGGGGCTGGTTGAAGTCTTGTGTGTGTTAGGTGGTGGGGTCGGCGGTTTGCTGGCAATCATTGGCCGTTTACAGGCCCAGCATAAGGTGGGCCGCTGATGTCTGATGTGGTTGATAGAGCAAACGATCTGGTTCAGCAACGGCTGGATGATGAGATGGCCCGGCGACATCGGGATGTAGAGAAGCCATTAGTGATCCATCGGTTTTGTTTCGATTGCGAACAGCCGATCCCTGCCGAACGTCTTGCATCAATTCAGTCTGCGAAACGATGTGTTGAATGCCAGGCGTTATTTGAAGAGCAGGAGGCCATCCGTGCTGGACGTCGTTAAAACATTCTGGCCTCTGATTGCTGCCGCCGTGTCGCTTTTGTCACTGGTTATTCAGACATTGCTGGTTAAGACCTACGCCAAACGTGAAGACGTGATTCTGCTGCAAAACAGAATGACTTCGGCGGAGCAGAAGATATCCGGGCTGCCCAGTGAAGGCGACTTACACAAACTTCAACTGGAAATCAGTGAGCTGCGCGGTGAGTTAAGAGAGGTTCGCCCGGAGTTGGCACAGCTGCGACGTCTCAGTGATTTGCTGTTGGAAAATGAACTGAAGGAAAAATCATGATGAAAGATTTACTGGATGCTGACCAGCGCCTTGTGATCCTGCGTTCTCTGGTTGATGCCGGTGGTGAAGCCAATGAATCAATTCTGCAGGATTGCCTGGATGTTTTTGGGCATCGGGTCAGCCGTGATCAGGTTCGTACTCATATCACCTGGCTGGCAGAGCAAGGTTTGGTTGTTATCGAAAACATTGGCAGCTATATGGTCGCAAATCTGACAGGGCGTGGACAGGACGTATCTGAGGGCCGATCAGCTGTTCCTGGTGTGAAAAAGCCTCGGCCTCGGGGGTGAGTATGAAATTTTTGATCCTGGCTTATATAACCGTTTTATTCCTTTATGCGGTTGACACTATCGGCACCGGCTACAGCTTTGCAGGAGAACAATGTGGACGACAAACCAACTCGCGGCAGAGCCAGTAAAGTCGACTTGCTGCCGGAAAACATCCGCTCACAGCTTCATGAAATGTTGCGCGATAAGCAAATCACGCAGCAGGAAATTCTTGAGTCGATAAATGCGCTGATAGATGAACATGGGCTTGAGGATGATTTGAAGTTATCCCGCTCAGGCCTGAATCGCTACGCCAGCAAAGTTGAAAAAGTCGGCACTCATTTGCGTGAAATGCGTGAAATGAGTAGCGCGCTAACAGCTCAACTGGGTGATAAGCCTCAGGGCGAAACTACAAAAATCATTCTTGAGTTGGCCCGGTCCCAGCTGTTCAAAGCCTTTATGAAGCAGGCGGAAGACCCTGAAGCAGAAGTGGATATCGGCTTTTTGAAAGAGGCGATGCTGTCTGCTCAACGCCTTGAAGCTACAGCTATGGCAAGCCATAAGCGGGAAAAAGAAATCCGACAGGCGTTTGCAGAAGAAGTTGCTGCCAAGGCGGAGCAGATTGTGACGCAAGCAGGGTTAACAAAAGACACCGCAGCACAGATCCGCCGTGAAATATTGGGGATCGCATAATGACTGCCTTCGCTCAGATATCCGATATTTATGACGAAAAAGAGGTACTGCTTCCTTATCAGCGCCGCTGGATGGCCGATGATTCACAATTAAAAATCGCTGAAAAAAGCCGGCGGACGGGGCTTACCTGGGCAGAAGCTGCTGATGCTGCGTTGACCTGTTCACTGCAGAAATCAGCGGGTGGCTGTCATCACTTTTATGTTGGTTCAAACAAAGAGATGGCGCGGGAATTTATCGACGCTGTTGCCATGTGGGCCAAAGCCTTTAATAAGGCTGCAGGAGAAATACAGGAAGAGGTTTTTGAAGATGAAGATAAATCCATTCTGACCTTTGTCGTCTATTTCTCAAGTGGCTTTAAGGTACAGGCGTTATCGAGTAACCCGTCTAACCTGCGTGGTATGCAAGGCAATGTTACCATCGACGAGGCCGCATTTCACGAGCGATTAGCCGAGGTGCTAAAAGCTGCAACAGCACTCACCATGTGGGGTGCCAAGATCCGAATTATCAGCACACATAATGGTGTTGATAACCTGTTTAACCAGCTTGTTAATGATAGCCGGGCACGCAAAAAAGATTACAGCGTTCACACGATCACGCTCGACGATGCTTGTCGTCAGGGGCTTTATCGCCGCATCTGCCAAATCAAAGGGTCGAACTGGACCCAGCAGGCAGAAGACGAATGGAAGGCGGCCCTGTTAAAAGCTACGGCCACTGAAGAAGATGCACTGGAAGAATATTTCTGCGTACCTAAACAGGGCGGTGGCGTCTACATCAAACGAACTCTGGTTGACCGGGCTATGGAAGCGGATATCCCGATTGTGCGCTTTACTGCCCCTAAAGACTTTGAATTGCAAAGTGATGAGCAGCGCAAAGCGTATGTTGATGACTGGTGTTCAGACAATCTGAAACCATGGCTGGAGCAGTGTGACACAGCTTGCCGTCATGTGTTGGGTGAGGACTTTGCCCGCAAAGGCGACTTGTCTGTTTTTACGCCGCTGGCGATTGCATCAAATCTGACAAAGCAAACCCCGTTTGTTGTCGAGCTGGCGAACGCGCCCTATGAGGCACAGCGCCAGATCCTGTTTTATCTGCTTGCCGGATTGCCACGATTTAGTGCTGCCTCGTTCGATGCGACCGGTAACGGCGGCTATCTGGCTGAAGCCGCACGGCTTAAATACGGGGCTAGCATGATTGAATGCGTAATGCTGAATGACCCGTGGTATCGGGAATGGATGCCAAAGCTGAAGGCTGAATTTGAAGACGGCAATATCCGCATTCCTCGTCATGCGGATATTCAGGATGACTTGGGGCGTATTCAGGTTGTGAACGGTATTCCTAAAATCGACAAGGGCAGAACCACTGGTCAAACAGGCCAACAGCGCCACGGAGATTTTGCGGTCTCGCTGGTCATGGCGATCCGCGCCAGCTGGATGGACGGTGGCGCTATTGAGTTCACCCCGTTACCCGGCAAGCGTGGAACACATCCTGCCGATGACGATAACTATCACAGATTTGAGCGAGGCGGCTGGTAATGTCAATCGTAGATATTCACGGATCCCCAATTCGTCTGGAACGGGAACCACAAACTGAAAATGACAGTATGCTCGGGCTGTTGCGTCGTCACTATTCTGAGCATCCAACGGTCGGTTTAACTCCGGGCAAGGCGGCTGCGGCACTGCTGGAAGCTGAACTGGGGAACATGATTTCCCAGTGCGAGCTGGCGGAAGACATGGAAGAGAAAGACGCACACCTGCAAAGCGAACTTGGGAAGCGCCGCCGTTCCCTGTTATCTGTGCCCTGGACAATTAAGCCACCGCGCAACCCCAGTGCCGAGGAACAGCGTGATGCTGATCTGCTGACGGAACTGCTGGAAGACTTCACCTGGTTCGAGGATTGTATCTTTGATGCAACCGACGCAATCCTGAAGGGGTTTTCGGCTCAGGAGTTCACGGGCTGGGAACAGGTAGAAGGTCTGATGCTGCCAAAAGGTTTGGAGTGGCGAGACCCAGCATGGTTTCAAACTCACCCGGATGATCGCAATCAGCTGCGATTACGTGATGGCACCTACGAAGGGGCTGTGTTAAACCCGTTCGGTTGGGTTGTTCATAATGCCAAGTCTAAATCCGGCTATCTGGCCAGGACGGGTTTAATACGAACGCTGGTCTGGCCGTTTTTGTTTAAGAACTACAGCGTGCGTGATTTGGCTGAGTTTCTGGAAATCTACGGGTTACCGGTTCGCCTGGGTAAATACCCGGAAGGGGCGACGGATAAAGAGAAAACCACATTACTCAACGCCGTGCTGTCTATCGGCCATAACGCGGGCGGTATTATTCCGCGTGGAATGGAAATTGAATTCCAGAATGCCGCATCGGGGCAGGCTGATCCGTTTGTGGTGATGATGGATTGGTGCGAACGCTCAATGAGTAAAGCCATTCTTGGTGGCACGCTCACCAGCCAGGCGGATGGCAAGAGCAGCACCAATGCCCTGGGCAATGTTCATAATGAGGTCCGCATGGAAGTGCGAGATTCTGACTTACACCAGTTGGCCGCCACGTTAACCCGTGATCTGATTTATCCGTTGTATGCGTTAAACGGCAAATCGTTCCAGAGTACCCGCCGGTTGCCCCGTATCGAATTTGATACGACAGAGCCGGAAGATATGCGTGATCTGGCCTATCCGTTACGTTCTCTGGTTTCTATGGGAATGAAGATCCCGGCATATTGGGTTCAGGAAAAACTGCAAATTCCTAAAGCCAAGGATACTGACGAGGTTTTAAAAATCGTTGACGGTCAGAACAATCAGAATGAGGCAATGCTGAAAGCGCGGGTCAAAGGTATAGCCGCGTTGTCTGCGGCTCAGCCCGACAATACAGATCTGCAAATACTGCAGTTATCGAAACAGGCCAGCACGGTTTTATCTGGCATGACAAAGCAGGTACAGCAGCTTGTAATGAATGCGACCAGCCTGGATGAAATCAGAGATGGCTTACTGGAGATTGAACCGGATATCAGCCCTGATGAACTTGGTGAGCTGCTGGCTCAGGCTATCACTGCCAGTGAGTTGCTGGGCATGCTGGAAGTGCAGGAGGGCCGTTGATGCCTGTCCGTTATGGTTCGTTACCGTTTAAAGAGCAGATTCTGTTTTTCCGGCAGAAGCTGAATATGCCGGCTGAACACTGGGATGATTTGTGGCGTGACGCCCATAACAGGGCATTCATGGTTGCTGGTGCAACAAAGACCGATTTACTGGGCGATCTGAGAGGCGCAGTTGATAAGGCAATCAGTGAAGGGAAATCTTTAAACTGGTTTAAAACAGAGTTTAAAAATATTGTCGCCAAGCATGGCTGGGAGCATACCGGCCCCGCCAGCTGGCGGAGCGAAGTGATTTTTGAAACTAATTTACGTCAAAGCTATAACGCTGGCCGTGAAGAACAGATCGAGAAGATAAAGCATAAACGGCCATTTGCCTTATATCGCCATGGTGATTCTGAGCACCCCAGAGAGTTGCATTTAAAGTGGAACAACATGGTGTTGCCGGTCGATGACCCATGGTGGGAAACACATTCACCGGCTAATGGCTATGGCTGCAAATGTAAGAAGTTTCTGTTGTCAGAGGATGATGTTAAACGTCGTGGGCTGGAAGTGGGAACCGCCCCTGACGATGGCACATATGATTGGGTTGATAAAAAGACAGGGGAAGTTCATGAAATACCAAAAGGGATCGACCCCGGATTTGATTACCGGCCAGCTACGCCAAAGCAGTTAACTGCACAGGTCGAAAAGCTGGAAGCGGCAAAGCTGCCACTGGCAGAACGCTTACCAGGCCGAATGGTGGATAGTGCACTTTCAACGTCGAAGGGCGTAACGGCACAGGGATTGAGCGACTTATTGTCACAGTTACCAGCCGTACAAAAAGAGCCTATCGCCAAGTTCCTGGTAGCTCATAAACCAAAGACGCTGTTTATTAAACAGACTGAGATGGGGAATACCGCAGCTGGTGCAAAAATTGCCGAAGCCGTGGGTGACTACCTGGGGAAAGACGCAACTGAGGCGCGGTATTGTTACTATCATCGGAAGGCCAGCACCTCGAATGGGTTTACCTCGAAAAGCTGGGACCACGTTGTGGTAAAAGTGAAGGCCAGTGATAAGCTTAAAGAAGTAGATATTCAAAAAGTGCAGCTGGCCGCAAGTGAAGTTGTTCGTGATGCAAAGAACAATTCCGGCCCCCGCAGCTGGTCGCCAAGAGGCACAAGTGGTGAACAACTAAACCGGCACTGGAGTATATCTGCGAACGTAGAAGAAAAGGCGGGCGAGTCAGCCAGGCGGTTATCAACCTGGTTGCATGAGATTGGTCATCAGATCCATTTCTATGCCGGCTCGCCGGATATATCCGCGATGGGGTTAGTATCACGGTATGGTGCAACCAATAAGCTGGAATCTTTCGCGGAATGGTTTTCAGCCTGGGCGTTAGCGCGTGATGAAGTGGCGCTGTTTAATCCAAAGTTGGTTGAACGGATAGAAGCTATTATTGCAGATGCCATTAAGTCACAGGAGAAAGTGTAATGGTCACGTTACTGGAACAAGCTCAGGCGTTACTCAACACTGACAGCCTCAGTATTGATGACGTCAGAGAACTGCAGCGTCTTGAGGCTCAGGCGTCAGGTGACGAAGCTGAACTGATCGCTGAGTTATGGGAAGCCGTCTATGCACTGGCGGATGAATCGCTACTGAAAAAACTACAGGATGACGCTATCTAATGGCGGGAAGCTTCGTTGTTATTACGCATCAGGGAATAAAGGATGCGTATTCCATACTTCAAAATCTCTATGAGAAAACCGGCGATCTCAGTGAACCACTCGCTGATGTTGGCGAGCACTTGTTGTTAACTCACCGTGACCGGTGGAGTGATCAACAATCGCCGGATGGCGCGGCATGGGCTCCGTTGTCTCCGGGCTATCAGTCCAGAAAGCAGCGCCATGCTGATGAAATCCTCCGGCTGAATGACGATTTGCGCGATACCCTGAATTACCATGCTGATCCGTTGGCGCTCTATTTCGGGACTCCGCTAGAGTACGGGGCGGCACATCAGTTTGGTCGTGATGACATTAACCTTCCTGCCCGTCCTTATCTTGGCCTTAGCGATCAGGATTCTGAGGACGTTCTCTCTATTATCAGCGGTTATCTGGCATGAAGATCTAACATCAGCTCAGACCGCCTGTAATGGATTCTGGTCGCTTCTAAGCTGGCGATGTATTGTTGTGATATTCTTAAACACCTACCGTCGTTTTTAAACGCGGTTTAAATGATTGTGAGCATTGCTGCTCGTGTGTATTTTGTTTTCTGGCTAAATCCCCTCTCATTTTTCTGTAATACACCATAAACCCGCACTTCATTCACTCCGCCACACACTGGCGGTATGAAAACATTAAATCGCACCAACTCACAGCCGCAGGGGCTGGCTCTCCTGCAAGCCCTGACTGCTATTGAGCAGCCGCGAATTGCCGTACTTGATGCGGAATTGGCCTTCGCTGCCGATGGTTGGCAGCAGCTTTTACCTGCTGGTGCATTTGCCGCCAGAGATGGCCGCCCTTTTGATGTACCTGAACACACCTGGAAACTGGACGGTCAGATTGCTGCCGCGCTCATTGCTAAGGCAAAGGGGCTAGGGCAGGACATCCTGATCGATTATGACCATCAGACATTACGCACCGACCAGAACGGCCAACCCGCACCTGCCGCTGGCTGGTTCAATGCTGATGAAATCCAGTGGCGTAATGACGAAGGGCTGTTCATTAAACCCCGCTGGACTGCCCGCGCAGCCGCATTGGTTGCCAATGGCGAATACCGATTCATGTCAGCCGTCTTTCCGTATGACGAAAATGGCACCCCGCTTGAACTCCGAATGGCTGCAATCACCAACGACCCCGGTGTCGTTGGGATGCAGGCGTTAGCGGCACTTTCTGCCGAATTAACTTCCACCCCGCAAACTGAACCAGAGGATATAAACCCAATGAATGAACTGCTTGCCAAATTGCTGGCGAAGCTGGGTATTTCTGCGCCTGAAAACGGTCAGGTATCAGAAGACCAGGCTAAGCAAGCGCTCGATGCGCTGGATGAAGCACTGAACAAATCAAAGAAAGCACCGGAACTGGAACAGTCTGTTGCGGCGCTGACTGCCCAGGTTAATGAAAAGCAAATTGACCTGGCTAAATACGTGCCCGTCGAAACCTACAACGCAGTGGTGACTCAGGTTGCAGCATTAAGTGCAAAAGTGGAAACCACGGATGCAGCCACGCTGCTGAAAGATGCTAAAGGCCAGGGCAAGGTGCTGGCCGCTGAAGAAAGTTATTTGCACCAGTTTGCCCAGCAAAAAGGCGTCGCTGCACTGAAAGCCCTGCTGGATGCCCGCCCGGCGATTGCTGCACTGACCGCCCGTCAAACCGATACGGTAAAACAACCTGACCAGGATAAAGGTCTGGCCGTTCTTACTGCCGAAGACAAGTATGCCGCCGACCAGTTGGGGATCGCTCACGCTGACTTCGCAAAATTAAAGGAGACTAAATAATGGCTATGGTAACCGCTGCATTAGTGCAGGCATTGTTTACAGGCTTCAAGAAGAACTTTGAGGACGGCAAGTCGGAAGCGCCGAGCCAGTACACAAAGATCGCGACTGTCATTCAGTCCACCACCAAAAGCAACACTTACGGCTGGTTAGGCAAGTTCCCGTCTCTGCGTAAATGGATTGGTGATCGTGTCATTAATTCCATGGCAGCGCACGGCTACAACATCGTCAACGAAGATTATGAATCAACCGTCGGTGTTGATCGTACCGACATCGAAGATGATGAGATCGGGATTTACTCGCCGATTTTTGCTGAGATGGGCCGCGCTGCCGCCATCCATCCTGATGAAAGCGTCTTCGCGTTGTTGCCGGCTGGCTTTACGACTGCATGCTATGACGGCCAGTATTTTTTTGATACCGACCATCCGGTTTATCCAAACGCTGATGGCACCGGCACCGCTGTTTCAACCGCGAACGTAGTGGTCGATGGCTTATATACCGGCGAACCGTGGTATGTGCTGGACTGCAAAAAAGCACTGAAGCCATTCATCTTCCAAGAACGCAAAAAGCCAGAGCTGGTCGCAATGACCAAAACTGACGATGAAGCCGTGTTCACCTCCAAGCAGTTCCGTTATGGCGTCGATTGCCGTGATGCTGCTGGCTATGGCTTCTGGCAGATGGCTTACGCGAACAAGCGCGAGCTGAATGCAGATAACCTCTGGGATTGTATTCAGAAGATGCGCCAGTTTGAGTCAGACGGTGGCCGCAAACTTGGTATCGCACCGACCATGCTGGTTGTGCCTCCATCGCTGGAAAAACTGGCAACGCGCCTGCTTGAACGCGAACTGGACAGCAACAGCTCGAACGAGCTGAAAGGTCGCCTGGAACTGGTTGTCGGCGATTACCTGTAACGGATAGCCCTCGCAATGAGGGCTATGGAGGAGTTATGCGATGTCGTTATTTAGCGTTCGATTACTCAACACTGCTCATGACGGTTATTTACGAGCTAAACGCTGTTTGGTTAAAGGTGAGCAAATGGTTGAAGTCACTGCTGCCGAACTCGCGCAGCTGGAAGCCGACCCCAGAATTACGATCATTTCCGTATCTGACGTACAACCCGAAACGGCAGATACATGTGGTGATACGAGTGGGGACGTGGTGTCAGAGTTGGTATCAGGCAGCGTGACAGACGCTGTTCAAGAACCCGAACCTGAACCAACAGATGTTGAAAAGCCTAAAAAGGGTGGTAAACGCTAATGCGATACGCCGAAGCTACTGATCTGACATTACGTTACGGGGAGCCGGAACTACTACGCCTGACTGATTTAACCGGTTCTGGTGTGGTTGATACTGCCGCTTGTAACGTTGCACTGGATGATGCCAGTGCGCTGATTGATGGTTATCTGGCTGGGCGTTATCCATTGCCTTTGCTGCATGTGCCAACAGCGTTGGTGCCGATCTGCTGCGATATTGCCCGCCATCGCTTGTATGGCGAGCAAGCGCCGGAGCAAATTGCAAAACGCTATGACGCCGCCCTGGCATTTCTGAAATCAGTTGGTAAAGGCGAACTGGCGCTGGGGTTGGCGGCAGATGGGGAAACGCTGGAGAGTCAGAATCTGGCTCAGTTGACCTCTGATGGTCGTGTGTTTGGCAGAAGTTCAGGCGGGTTTATATGAGTGAAGAACTCGATTATTTATCCGCAGGTAACCGGCTGAAAGCACTGCTGGAGCCTCTGAAATCGCAGGGGTTGCGAGAAGTGTTTATAGCCACTGATGTTGATAATGCCAAACAGCAAAGCCAGGTTGCTCCGGCAGTGCACATTATGTACCGGGGTGACCGGCTTGACGAAAACACGCAATCGGGGCGAGTCACTAAATCAACGCAGACATGGCTGCTGATACTGATCCATCGGTCGCAGCCAAATCAACAAACCGCCGGTGTGTTGCTGGCAAAGATTATCTCAGCCGTTGCAGGCCAAACGCACGGCGACACAACATTCAGACGAGTAACGGCCCCCGTTGCTCCGGGATATTCAGGCGGCTTTGTTTATCTGCCGCTGGCTTTTGAAATTACTGTTAAAGTTAAAGGAGAGCGGCAATGAGTGACACTATCCATCTATCAGGTGACTTCTATCTTGAGCCGTTCGTAAACGGCGTATCAAGTGGGATCATCGGCCCCATCGATGTTGATTCGCTGGAAGTTAAACCAGACAGCAATAAAATCACTGTCCCATCAAAACGTCGTGGTCAGTATGGTCAGACGCGCGAAACCTATTTCACAGCTAAAGCTGCTACCATCAGTATCAAGACAACTGAGATCCCGCCGGTGATGTTAGCCATCGCGTTTATGGCCGACGTTGGCACTATCACCCAGGGCAGTGGCACACTGACCGAGGTTGCGGTGACATTGCCGGCATATCCAAAGTGGGCACCGCTTGGTAAAACTAATATCGCAACAACCGGGCTGACTGTTACCGAAGGCGTCACGCCGCTGGTGCTTGGTACTGACTTTGAAATCAATTATGCGTTGGGCTTGATCCGCGCTAAAGCTGGTGCTGCTATTGCTGATGGCGGTGCAATTACTGTTACTGCAACGTATAACGCAGTAACCGGCACACGCTTTAATGGCAACATCAAACCGGAAGTTAAAGCTAAGCTGATTCTGGACGGTGAAAGCCTGGTGGATGGCAAAAAAACTTTGCTGACCGTGCCAATGGCGTCTTTATCGCCAACATCCAGTGTCGATTTTATGTCTGACAACCCGATTGAAGTCACCCTGGAAGGTGAACTGCTGATTGTTCCAGGTGAAACTGCACCGTTTTATGTTGATCAGCCTGAGGCTGCTGCATAAACTACTGCCACACAGCTTTATCCCGTGTGAACTTTTAACCCGCTTCGGCGGGTTTTTTTGTATCAGCCACCATAACCCCACCCACTTTTAAACGTTCGTTAAATTGGCGGTAAACCCCGTTTATCGAGCATTCAATGAGTAATCAGAATTTAAAATTAGCCTTAGAAATCGCGGCTAAAGTTTCTGGTCGAGACGATATTTCAGCAATGACCAAAGAGGTCAGTAATATTGGCCCGGTCTCTGAAAAAGTGAGCCAGAAAGCTAATGTCTTGGCTGAAAAGCTGGATGAGTTATCGTCGAAGCGTGACTTGATTGATAACTTCAATAAGTCAGCAGCTGCTCTGCGACTGCTTGAAGTGGCTACTGCAGCAAGCAAAGCTAAGCTTGATGCACTAAAGCAAAGTGAAGATAGTGCCGGAACGGCCTCTGATCAATTCGCTGAAAAAGAACGGATGCTGGCCGGTGAAGTGAAGCAGCTGGAGTCTCAGCTGATGCGGCAATCCGCAACACATACCAAACTGGACACGGCACTCCGCCAAAATAATATCAATGTAAGTAGTCTGGCATCTGAGCAAAATCGTCTGCAATTGGAAATCAATCAGACAGTAGATAGAACGGCTCAGCTCGGTCAGCGCATGACCGGCGTCAGCTCATCGGCTGAAACATTTGGCGGTAAGGTGGCAAGCATAACCACCCGTTTGCTGGCGATGGCTGGAGCTTATTTCGGTATTAATAAAATCACCGAAAGTATTAAGGAAATGTTCAGCCAGGGTGATAAAGCTGAATTACTGCAAACACAGATGAATGCAGTGATGGGAAGCATAGAGTCTGGCGAAGCTGCAACAAAATGGATCCAGGAATTTGCCCGTAAAACACCGCTTCAATTGGATGAAGTGACACAAACATTTACCAGGCTGAAAGCGTTTGGCCTTGATCCTATGGATGGTTCGCTGCAGGCCGTAGTTGACCAATCATATAAGCTCGGTAAAGGTTTCGAAGGTGTTCAACAGGTATCGCTTGCATTGGGACAAGCGTGGGCAAAACAAAAACTGCAGGGTGATGAAATTCTGCAATTAGTTGAAGCCGGCGTTCCTGCATGGGATTTGCTTTCTAAAGCTACCGGTAAAAACACGTATGAGTTGCAGCGATTGTCAGAGCAGGGGGCTCTAGGCCGTGATGTTATCAAGCAGCTCATGGATGAAATTGGGAAAGGGGCTGCAGGTTCCGCAGCAGCCAATATGGGAACTCTGTCTGGTTTGGTCTCAAATGCTAGAGATAACATTGACCTTTTCTACCGAAAGGTGGCCGAATCTGGCGCGTTAGATTGGCTGAAAGATCAGTTATCTTCTCTGAACAACGAAGTTCAGAAAATGGTTGATGATGGTCGCCTTGATAAATATGCAAAGCAGATTTCCGATTTCTTAGTAAAAACGGGCGAGAGCACCAAAGGGTTCATATTAAATATCGGTGGCAGCTTTGATGGGTTAATTAATGCCACTACTTTTACTATTCAAGGTTTAAGGATCCTATTTAATACCTTTACTTTGTCGATTAAAGCTGCGGCCACGGCGGCTATGGTTCCCTTGTTGGGCTTTGCCAAAATGCTGGATGGTATGGCTGCCGCTGCCGAGGCGCTTCATTTAGATGGTCTGGCGGGAAAGTTACGATTCGCCTCGGGCGCGATCAAAGCTGAGTTTGATGCATTTGCTGCAGCAGCAAAAGAAGATATGGGAGACATTGCGGACGCATCGTCGAAATTAGCCGGGGAACATAAAACCGCGACTAATGCCATGAAAGACTCAATGCAGGATGCTAGTGACAAGTCAGATCAAACATCCCAAAAAATAATAAGTAATTCAAATGACGTTCAAGACGCGGCGGCTGGTTCTACAGATAAGGTCGGCGAGTTTTTTTCAAAACTAGGTATTGATGCTGAACAAGCGTCTGGAAGAGTGGGGACCGCGGTAACTGAAATTCATGATGGTTTAAATTTAGTCATGGAAAAGGGGAATGTTGCGGGTTCTGCCATTGCTGAAGCTTTATCAAAGGGATTCAGCAGCTCAAAGAACAAAGCAGAAATAGAACTGTTACTGGCAGACATGGAAAAAATGCATTCTGCCGGACAACTGGTTGGTGATGCATATGCTGAATCATTAGGCAAAGCCACAGACGCTGCAAAGAAACTATCAACGACAAATGCCGATGGCATGAAAATGTATGTTGATTTATTGAATCAGCAGAAAGCAGCATATGAGGATTTATACAGAACAACCGGTCTTGAAAAGTACGCCGTTAAAGTCGGTGAGGTAAATACAGAACTTAATAAAACCCTCAAAACGCTCGAAGCAAACAAACTTCAGTCTAACAACTTGGAAGATGCGTTTAATAAGCTGGGTATCACATCAACCGCTGCATTTGAAAAAATGGAAGCAGAAGCCAAAGCAGCCTATGACCAAATAGCAAACTCTGGTGATGCATCGCTAGAGCAGCAACAAGCTGCGTTCATGAAGTACGCGGCTGCGTCTTTAAATGCAACTAATGCCGCAGGCAAATTGCCAGATCCATTGCTGGCATCAAAAGCGGCGGCGGTGGGTTTAAGTGGTGCGCTCGAAAAATTAAAAAGTGATTTAAATAAAACTGGCGCGGCAGCAGAAACCGCAGCTAAACAGCAAGATGTTTTTGCTTACGACACCAAGCGTAACGCTGAAGGGGCATCAACTGCTGTCACAACTGCTACGGCTAAAACGGCATTATTTAAATCAGAGATGATTGACGCCGGTAAAGCGTCTACATATATGGGCATGTCAATTTCGGATTTGAATAAAGAAGTTAACAAGCAGGACGCGACAATTCAAAGGCTGCGACACACTGTTGGCGTGATCCCTGATTCCTTTGGACAATGGATGCTGTCAATTAATAAAGCATCCATAGAAACATATAAGTTTTATGAGAATGCAGCTCGTGGAACCATTGAGATTAAAAAACTGCAAACAGCATTAGCTTCAAACCCTTCAGAAACTCTGATAAACAGAGCTGAAGGCGCAGTCAAAAAATACAAAGAACTTGGTGAGCAAAATCTGTCTGGACTGCGTTCTGCTATCTCTGCTGCCAGATCGCAGATGGATAGCCTGAATTCATCCGTCCAATCCACGCTGAACAGTTTGCGTGATGAAATGGACCAAATGAGCAACAACCAGGTATCTATCGAAAACCGACGTTACCAGGCACAAGTCGCAGATCTGAACGCTAAATTGGAAGAAGCTCGCGCGCTAAAAGACTCAAAATCTATCGCAGATATGAGAGAAGCACTGCAGCTGGCGCAGCAAATCCACAACCAGAAGCTGGCAACCATTTCTGCCGAGAAAGCAGCAGCTGCGGGAAATGCGGCTTCAAATAATACGACTTCATCAAATAATTCAAATACTGCCAGCTCTTCCACATCTGAATCAAATAAAAAGATAACCGTTGAATTAACCAGTGCAGCTGGAAATGCAGAGGTTAGTGTAAATAGTGAATCTGATTTAAATGCCCTTTTAAATTTAATTAAACAGCATGGAATGAGAACAAGATGATTTATATGTAACCCAGCATAAACACGAACCACGCGCGCCCGCGAGCAAACTAGTGAGCAAATATGTTCACCAGAGTTTTATTGTGACGACACCAACTTTAGATAATTTAATCCTGCCGGACGATGTTGTCTGGACTGATGAATTAGATTTTTCGCCTGTTGCTCAGACAATAACCCCAACGCTGACTGGCGCGATTATTGTTGAAGAAAACGCAGTGCCGGCTGGCCGCCCAATAACGTTGAAAGGGATCGCAACTCTTGCTTTGGTTAAACAGTTAAAAACAACTGAAGCGCTGATTAATCATCAAATGCCGCTGGTTTTATCTGATGGACAGACTAAGACCGTCATTTTTAAACGCCCTGGTGTTTCCGCAAATTCGTTAATTGGCGACGTATCCGACCCGGATATTAATGATCCGTATGAGTTTACGTTGAACCTCATGGAGGTTGCGGTATGACTATCCTTGAAGGCGACATCAAGCTCCTTGCCTCTGAACGATTAGCCGATACCGATGACGGCGGTGGGCGCATGACTGGCACGGAAGTCGTGACCGGTCAGCATAACAGTCTGTTTCCTGATATCTCCGACCTCGATCGCTCATATGGTCGCGTCAATCTGCGTAAAGCCTTTCTGGATATTGATACCGATAATGTTGATGTCTATTACGGTTCGTATGTCGCCGTGTTGAAACCGCCGGCTGATCCCAATGTGGCGATCACATTGTTTTCTACCGAAGACCACTTTGACGAACGGGCTGCTGCACGTGATTTTATGGAGCGCTATCTGGCGCGCGGGCCGCGCTGGCAGGGTTATTTGTATGACACGCAAATTAAAGGTCAGCGTGCGATCCGTTTCTTTCAGCGCAAACAACAACGCCTTCCGGAAGTTGGTGAGACGCTAGATCTGGTCGGAGATGAAGGTAAATCGACCGAGTTTGAGCAATATGTTCGCATCACCAAAGTCAGTTCAGAAGAGCGTGAATTTTTGGTGTCCGGTTACGGTCAGTCCTTTGTTCGCACTGTCGTTACTGCTGAAATCTCTGATCCATTGCGCTTTACGTTTGAAGGTAACACGCCAACGCCGTATGACAACGAAGCCCAGAAAACGGGTTTCCGAGAAACTGTGGTTGCCGATGCGGCGGAATACTTCGGCACGGTGCCATTAAAATCAGCAGCGGCATTTGGCAGCATGCAGTGTTATGCCGAAACGATTTTTACCCAACTGGTGCCATCTTCCCGCACCGAAACGCCAGCTATTGATCTGACGGCCGGCGGGCAGAGCAGTACGCTGACGCCATCCGATAACGGCGTGGTGACCACCCAGACTGTAGTAGCCATTGGCCCAAACAAATCATGGTATCTCGGCAATGCCGCACAACCGGGCAGTGTCAGTTTTGTCATTGGTTCGGCCACCATAAAAGATTCCGGTGGCGAGATGGTATTGGGCGGCACAGTCGTCGGCAGCATTGAATATCAGCGCGGCGTCGTGTCGTTCAACTCTCAATGTCCTGATTACGGCACCGCTACCAAAACGATTGCCTTCAAACCCGCCGGCAGCGTGTCGCGCATCAGCGACACCATGAATATTCCCATCAATGAGAACACGCGTGGTTATGCCTACACCGCCACGCTGAGACCTATACCCGATCCGGGCTCACTGATTGTTAGCTTCATGGCGCAGGGGAAATGGTACGACCTGGTTGATAACGGGAAAGGGGAATTGTACGGCGCCGATGCATCTTACGGCTCTGGCACCATCAGCTTCTCGACCGGCTCTCTCATGATGACCTTGGGCGCATTACCCGATACCGGTTCATCCATTCTGTTTGCCTGGGGCAGCCCAACCACCTCGTTTAATCGAGCGAACACACCAACAACACAAGCGGGGGTGTCCGGCGTATTGGGCGACGGCATCACCTTTAACGAATGGCCGCTGCTGGCTATATCTGCGTAAGGATTTTATAAATGACGATAACCAAGCAGGGGTCGATTGTTGCAGGCTCCGTCACTGCCTCATGGGTGGTTGATGCTGTCACTAAAACAGCGGCAGCGGATGTGAATGGGGTATTCAGTGGCGATGCAACCGGCAACGTTGATCATGTCACTGGTCGATTTTCCATGTTTCCGAAGCTGTTGCCGCCGGTTGGTACGCCTATCCGCTATCAGTGGATCAAGGTCGGTGATAAGACCATCGCCGATCTGAGCAATATTTCTCTATCCGTGGTCGGTAATACCGTGAGCGGTATTATTCCCGATGTGCCGCTTATTCCTGGGCAAGCGGTATTTACACTGATCCTTGATGTGGGTGATGGGGTTGATATAGTCAATCCGGTAACGATCAGCCTGATTGATGATAGTAATGGTCACCTGCTTAATTCAGTGACGAAAGCACAGCTCGGCACTATCAATTACAGCACCGGTGCGTTTGTGATCAATGCGCCTACGTCTGCCGCATTCCGTGTTAAAAAATACGAATATCGCTGGACGGGCACCGACTATCAGCGCGATAGCGGATCATGGACGTGGGTCTGGACATCAACCGCCACCGAAAACCATGCCTGCAGTGTGCGCGCTCCCGGATTAACCAAATGTGCTTATCTGTCCATTCGTTATGAAAACCAGCATGATCTGACTGTTTCGCTGGATGACCTGACTTTTGATTTTACACCGAACAGCCGTGAAACCGTGGCGACCGGCTCGGTGCGACTGGCCTTTGGTGGTCGAACCTATATTGACCGTCTGGGTTATCTCTACAGCAACATCGACCCACTGACCGGCAGTGGTGAGCAGTCCGGCACGTTTGATTACAACAACGGTATTGCCAAAATAACCGCATGGACGGCTGGCGCGACCAATACCAATGTGGTCGTGCAATCGATGCTGACTTATCTCGATGATCATACCGTTTCGGATATTACCTTCCGCACACCGGGCGCACCGGTTCGTGCCGGCTCACTGTATATCCAGTGTCTGGATGCGGCTGGTGTTTTGCATGATGTCACAGTGCCCGCAGATGGCCGGATAAACTCAGATATTTTTGAGGGAACATTCGACGCGGAAATTGGTGTTGCATACATCAAATTCGGTTATCTGGTGAAGGCGTCAGAGAACCTGACGGCGGAATGGTACGATCAAGACTTGGTCGATGTGAACGGCAATATCTGGATGCCGTTGCAGGTTAAAGCGGATAGCCTGCGCTTTAACTGTGTGACCTACTCTTACCTGCCGCTTGATGCTGACATCATCAAACTTGACCCAGTGCGTCTGCCGACTGATGGGAAAGTGCCCATCCTGCGCAAAGGCGGCATTGGTATCATTCACAGCACCAAGCGCACCCCATTTCCAAACAATGTCACTGCCGGTTATTTGCTGGATGTGGGCCGTACTCGTCTGGCGAAATGCTGGCTGGAAGATGCCAACGGCCTGACCGTGCCAACCAGCAAATACAGTGTCGATCTGGATCATGGCAAGGTCACGCTGGCAACACCGCTGGATTTAACCGGCTATGCACAACCGCTGGAAGCCGTTCACCGTGTCGAAGACATGAGCATGATCACCGATGTGGAAATCAGTGGTCGCCTCACACTGGCTAGACCGTTATCGCATAACTACGACCCGGCAGATACCTACGTCAGTTCCGCGCTCATTATCGATGATTTGTGGGCACGTATCAGTGATGTGTTTGACCAACAAACCTGGACAAGTGTCTGGAGTGACACACTTATTGGTAGCCAGTCTACTGCGCAATTCAATGCCACTGATTATCCAATCACCGTTAAAAATCGAGGTGCTATTACAGAGCGGTTCGCGCTGATTTTCACCAGCAGCACCGGCTTTAACGTGATCGGTGAGCACCTTGGCCTGATTGCTATCGGCTCTATCAATGAAATTTGCGCCCCGATAAATCCAAACACCCAGACACCCTATTTCAGTATCAATCCGCTGGCGTGGGGTGCTGGATGGAGTAATGGCAACGTATTGCGTTTTAACCTGCATGGCGCAAACGCGCCGTTCTGGATAGCCCGCACCATTTTGCAATCGGAAGCGGCGGTGGACAGCGATGAGTTTGCCCTGCAGCTGCGCGGCAACATAAATAAAGATTAACCGGAGCCGGTCATGGGCATGTACGAGAAGCTGATCGCCATCGGATACATGGTTCATACCGGCCATGACGGATGGTGGTTAGGGCGAGATTTTGAGTTGTGGTTATTGCAGGAACAGCGCCGGCTTTACGGTGAACACGCAATTACTACGCCGGAAATTCAATCTGCACTAACCATTCTGACTGAACAACATCAAACAAGTGCTGCATAAGCACAGGAGAACATAATGACGTTTCCCGTTAAATGGTATTCCTCTGATATGGAAGGTGCTGCTTTCTTGTCATCCGGTGCGGCTGGCGCTGCCCATACCACAGTTGCCGGTTCGCTGATTGCCTTATTGAAATCGGTGTTAGTCACAGGGTTTGGTATTAAATCAGTGTCATCGTTGGTTTATAGCAGTGCAACGCAAACCATTACGGCTACGGTGGCTGCTGGGCATAAATATTTAGTCGATCAAGTAGTTGAATTATCGGGCGCCAACGAATCAGGCTTTAACGGTGAATTCCGCGTGTTGTCGATAACCAGTACGAATGTGGTCATGGGGTTAGATAACGGCACGCCATCAGCAGCCAATGCGACCGGTACGCTCAGCATGAAAATACCGTCACTGGGATGGGCGGTTGAATTTGAAGATGCGGCTAACTATAAAATCATTTTTAAACGTACGGCCCCTGCATCAACGCCATTACGGATGTATATCGATAACAGTGCTTGGAGTGGCTGGAATAATTACAACGGTTATCTGGCTAAAGTGCAGATGATTGAAAACCCTGCAGATATCAACACATTTACCGTAGTAAATGATTATCGATGGCCTTGTTCGCACAGCTATGCAACACCACGCTGGGAATTAATTGGTGACAGCCGGATGATTTATTTCCTCCCTGCCTATGCTGTGAATAACAACCGGGGTTTTTATATGTTCGGAGATGGCAACAGCACTCGACCCGGAGATAATTACTTCTGTTTAATGACACGGTATCCCGTGCTGACCAATGATCGTTATTGGCAAAATGGTGGTTATACATTTCATAATCAGGCTTTGTCATTTTCAAATTCAAACCATAAACATATCGCACGAAGTTATCACCAGATGCCGGGTAGCGTTGCGGCATATTGGAAAGGATTAAACACTTATTTTGGTGAAGGGATGTCATTCCCTAACCCTGCTGATAATGGTTTCTATGTCAGCACTGACCCCGTGCCTGTGTATGATGATCTTTCATATCGTGGGAATCTACCCGGCATCGTTGTTCCTTATGCATCACCGTCAGCTTATGACAAAACTAATCTGAATAATTTACCTGGGTTGACAGGAAAATTAATTCGTCTGTTATTGGTTAATCGTGAAGAGGCTGGCGGAAATCCTCGCTTAATTGGCTTCGATATCAAGGGGCCATGGCGATGAGTTACGAATATTTAGATAGTTTTAATGACGCCCCATCTATTGTAACTACTACCATTTGCGAGTTTTCAAATAACGCTAGTGTAGTTTTTAGCCAATCATTAGGCGCTGTCACTATAACCTCCCCAACTAGTCAAACCATTGCATGGATATTTACTGGATTACCGATTGCTGATAATAGCTATGTGATGACTTTTGAGGCAGACATTGAATTAGTTAGTGATCCAATGAATCTAAAACATACAGGTATTTTTATAGTTACTAACGGTGAAGGACTATATGGGTTGCGATTTGCACACCTATATAGTGGCTGGCAAGTGATGGAATTTTCCGGTATGAGTTCTCAGGTTGTGCGTTCTTTCACTCAGTTATCCAATCCATCGTTTAACGTCGGAGAGCGCAGAAGAGTTAAATGTATAAAAACAGCTGATAATTACAAGTTCTATGTGAATGATTCATTAGTAGCTGATATTACAAATGCATCATATCGCTTGTCATTGCCAGGCATTTTCTCGCACCAAGGTTCTATTAATGTACATTCCATTTCGTATCAAATAGATGGATTAAATATATATTCAAAATCACTACCAATGCGACTGACGTTTGCAAATGGTGAAACCAAAGACAAGGCTTGGCCTGGAGAAAACAGCTGTAAACAACTCGATTCACAAACTGCCGAAAAAGCCTATGGCGTAACTACTGCCGCCATGCTGAATTCACCACCCCTGCGTAAAGATTTCGGATTTATTGAAGGTGTTATCACCCGTAAAACAGCACCCGCTGTTGGTCAGCATGTCATTTGCCTCGATGACCGTTTCAATCTGGTTGCTGAAACGTTATCCGGTTCCAGTGGGTATTATCGTTTTGATAGCTTACCCATCAATGGGCTTTATGCCATTCATGCCTATGACAATAACGAATACAAATATGCACCGGTTGGTGCTGACCGCCGCACACCGGAGGCATACCCATGACCATGACTTACACGGTGGCGGTGAAGAACGCCCGCGCACAGGCATTGGCGAACCAGATTGATGCCAGTAGTTCTGCCGGTTCACTGACTATTTTTACTGGGTCCGCACCTGTTGGGGTTGGCGCTATAACAACGCAGACAGCCTTAGTAGCAATGCAATTGCAAAAGCCATGTTCGGCAACGATTGCGAACGGCACTCTGACGCTGGCCAACATTACTGAACAGATGGTGCAAGCGACTGGACAAGCCGCCTGGGCACGATTGAAAAATGGGGATGGTGTAGCCATTGCTGATATGTCGGTGGGGCTGGCAGGCAGCGGTGCTGATATTGAATTGCCGACTGTTTCTCTCATTCAGGGCAGTTACGTTCGTATCACGGCAGGGCAAATCAGCGAGGCCTAATTCATGTCTGAACCGGTCAATCTCGACCTATGGCAATCTGCCGCAGAACAGGGGCCGGTTAACCTTGATTTAGGGGCCAGCCCTGATGTCGCAACAATCTATGTCGCGACTATTGCCGCAACCAATCAGCCGGCATCTGCTGATATCAATGCCACTGTCATTTATGGCGGTTTAATCGCAGCAGGGTCAAGCCCATCGGTAACGGCTATTGCTGGCACCATCATCCTTAGTGCGAACCTATCTGGCAATAGTGCAGCCCCACAGGCTGATCTCAATCCTGACTTAATTCTAACCTCAACGGTTAGTGCTCATAGTAATTCGGTCTCCGGTCATCTTCCTGCTGATTACATTATTACCGGTGCTATATCGACTGATTCGAACCAGATGCATTTTCATGGCAGTGGTAATTACGACATCAATGTCTATCGTGACCCCGCCGGTTACGGCGGCAATGTCTGGGCAAAACAGGCGGAACCTGCTCACCATGAGCCGGGCATTAGTGATTGGCACATGGGTGCCAGAACGCCATCGGATAAGCCAGTTGAATGGCAGGAAGCCAGCAGCATCAATGCCAAATCGGCTTATCCGTTTGGTTTAATACCCAGAGCGCAGTCGCAAAAAACCGAGCGCTATGCCGAAGCCGCGCGATCTGAGTTGCGGCCAGAATGGTTATATCGCGACTTGCCAAAAGCGCATAAAAGTCGGATAGAGAAACACGCAGAAGCCATTAGTTGTGGTCACTCAGCATCTGCTCCGTTCTGGCTGTTATTGCCACGAAACCACCGAGATAGAACAGAACAATCGCAAGCGCCGGGCTGGCTGGATGTGTCATTGCAACGTCAGTTGATCCGCAAAGGGCGCTGGATAGCAAAACAATCATTCGCGCTGTATGAAGAAGCTGTATGGCCATTGCCCGGTGTCAGTGACCATACACTGCCACCCATCACGCTACCGCTTAATATTGGCGATGTTAACCTCAATTTTTACCGCGAACGTCAGTTAAATACCGATCTGGAATTCTGGATCGATATCGGTGCTGCCCGCATCATTCCAATCCGGAGGGTATATCTGGTGAGTAACACGGCATCTATCGTCAGAGCCCGCGACGGATTAGAAATTCCATCAACCAGCGTCAGCATCGATTACGACGATGATAGCTGGGCATGGCAGTTCTCGGCCACCGTGCCGCTGATTTCCATTGCTGAAGCACTGGACGGCGAAGAGGTGATCATCACTATCAATGGTTATGAATGGCGCATGTCAGTCGATGGCTGGAGCGATAACAAGGCTTGGAACAGTCAAAGTGCGACAGTCACAGGCCGTAGTCGGACGAAAGAGCTGTCCAGTTCCATCCTGCTTCCTGCCAGTTATGCAGAAACACAAGATCGCACCATTATCCAGCTTGCCGAACAGGAGCTGATCACCGGTTGGACGATAGACTGGCAGGCGGCTGATTGGTTAGTGCCGGGTGGTGCATGGAGTTACAGCAACAAAGCACCAATGGATATCATCACCGAACTGGCCGAAGCGGCAGGGGCCTTTGTGATGCCAGATCGCGTAAATCGTCACATGACCATTTTACCAAAATATAAGACCGCACCTTGGCATTTAGATGGGGTATTGGCCGATGTTCAAATACCGGCAGACATCATGATCAACCGTGGTCGTAAGCGGGAATATGGTACGAATGCGAATGGGGTTTGGTTAACTGGCGGGAATGCAGGGATCACCGCGCGAGTGAAACGCACAGGCAGCGGAGCAGAACGACTGCTGGCTGACACCAATAATGCACTAATGACCCATGTTGATGGTGCCAGAGCATTAGGCACCAAACTGCTGGCCGAGAGTTTGAACCGAAGCCTCGATACCATTGAGCTGCCAATTTCCAGCACCGACACCGGCTTAATACTACCCGGCATGATATTGGATATCCCTGATGGGAAATCGTATGCCAGAGGGTTTAAAGCCACCGCGCAAAAGAACAGCGATCATAAAATGGTCGTTCGTCAGAGCATTGAGATTGAGCGGCCATTAATTGTTTAAGGAGTGTTTATGCCTAATCTGTTTAAACAGTTTGTAGCGTTATTGCCAGAAAGGGACCAACGAAACATAGGGGAGGTGATAGCTGTTAATGCAACGGCTAACACCACAACGCTTTCTACATTTGGCGGTGGTTCTATCGTTGTTGTCGGTACTGGTGTTGCGATAGGTGATAAGGCGTTCTTTAAGGGGGGCTTACTTGAAGGGACTGCACCTAACCTTCCGGTTTATGAAATCGACGTGTAATTTTTATGCCACTTAAACTGTCATTTGCGTGTCACTTAAACTGTCAGCTTTCTATATTCCGGCTTGTGACAATATCGGCGAATGCTTATGACAATTTTCGCGGCGGGCTACAGTTACAATCACTAAATAGCCCATCAGCGTAACCTCACGGCAGGAAAGTTTAAGAGTCAGAAAACAAAAAAGCCTGGAAATATTTCCAGGCTTTTCGGAGGAATTTGGTCGGCGCGAGAGGATTTGAACCTCCGACCCCTGACACCCCATGACAGTGCGCTACCAGGCTGCGCTACGCGCCGGATTATTAAACAAAATCATTGCTTAACGGTTGCAGAGTCTATGTGCCGCCTTTGACCCTGTCAACCGTGTCTGTTTAGCCTGTCATCAATTGATGACGTTCCGCACAGTTAAGTCCGTTTAAACTGCAGGCGATGACCAAACTGTGCAGTCTGGATCTGACCATTCTGATAAGCAATCGTGCCGTTAACCAGCGTGGTGTGAATGCGGCTGCGGAACTGATATCCCTCGAACGGTGACCAGCCACACAGATACAGCGTGTTTTCCGGTGTTACCAGATAAGGGCTGTTCAGATCCACCAGCACCAGATCCGCAAAATAGCCTTCACGGATATAGCCACGTTCACTGATCTGATAGCGTTCAGCAACGGCATGTGAGGTGCGTTTTACGATCGTTTCCAGCGAGAAAATACCGTTGTGGTAATGTTCCAGCAGTGAAACTAACGCGTGCTGACAAAGTGGCAGGCCAGACGGCGCCTTGAAATAGGTATTTTGCTTTTCCTGCCAGGTGTGTGGTGCATGGTCAGTCGCAATGATATCAATCACACCGCTGTTGACGGCGGCCAGTAAGGCTTGTTGATCCGCGGCCGTTTTAATCGACGGGTTGCATTTGATTAAGTGACCCAGACGGTCGTAATCAGCCTGATTGAAGAACAGATGATGCGCGCAGACTTCAGCGGTAATATTTTTGCCAGCGAGTTCACTGAGATCTTTACTGGCGGTAAACAGTTCCAGCTCTTTGGCGGTAGTAATGTGCAATACATGCAGCTTGGCGTTGTATTTTTTCGCCAGTTCAACTGCCATACTGGAAGAGGCATAACAGGCATCCGCAGAACGGATATTGGCATGTTCACGGGCTGGTACATCTTCACCGTATTTTTCACGCGCCGCGTCTTCCAATACTTTGATCATCGGTGTGTTTTCGCAGTGCGTGGCAATCAGCATCGGCGCTTCACGGAAGATCGCAGCCAGTGTGTCGGTGTTATCTACCAGCATATTACCGGTGGATGCGCCCATAAACACTTTGATACCACAGGTCTGGTTGGCATCCAGCAGTTTGATCTGTTCGAGGTTGTCATTCGTAGCACCGAAATAGAAACTGTGGTTGGCAATGGCCTTCTGGCTGGCCAGTTCATATTTGGCTTCCAGCGCTTCCACTGTTACTGTTTGCGGCGTGGTGTTTGGCATTTCCATAAAACTGGTCGTACCGCCGGCAACGGCTGCGCGCGATTCGCTGGCCAGGGTGCCTTTGTGTGTTAAACCTGGTTCACGAAAATGCACCTGATCATCGATCATGCCGGGTAGCAGATGCAGACCTGTGGCATCCAGCAACCGGGACTGACCATCATGAGGAATATCAGCAGCAATTTTTTCGATGCGCTGCCCGACGATCAATACATCGGCCTGTTGTTGACGATCTTCATTGACCAGGGTGGCATTTTTGATTAACAGTCTGTCCAT